TCTAACGAGGGCTTTTTCTACAGTGCGCAGTTCGCACGACTGTACGAGAAAAATCAGATCACAAATATTGTCCATAGCAATACAGAATTGGTGTACACATTCTGGGACCTTGGTCTCAACGACAAGACATGTATATGGTTTATTCAATATGTTAACCGTGAGTATCACGTCATTGACTATTACGAGAACAGTGATGAGCCATTAACTCACTATGTGTCATTATTACAACATAAAAAAGACGACTTAAAATATATTTATGGAGAACACTGGCTTCCGCATGATGTTGAAGTACGAGAACTTTCGTCCGGGAAAACGCGCCTGGATACACTGAGGGGCCTTGGATTGAACATCATGGTAGCTCCAAAACTACCAATTGAAGATGGTATCGATGCAGTCAGAAACATATTGCCTTACTGCTGGTTCGATGCCAAGAAATGCATAAAAGGTATCAGGGGTCTTGAATCATACCGAAGAGTATGGAATGACAAATTACAGTGCTATTCAAGCAGACCATTGCATGATGCAGCAAGTGACCCGTCCGACGCGTTCAGATACTTTGCAGTATGCGAGAACAACATCGGTTTCGGTGGCAGTATGACGGCTGGAGAGGCTGATGACCTTTGGGAAAAGCACGTAGCCGGTGTTTGATACGCCACCAAAAGGCAATAGATAGTAACAATCACAAGGATGTGATTAATTCCCACGGAGGGGAGAATGGCAGTAGCGGAGAAGCGTCCGATTCTGCGAGTTGACGAGTCCCAGGACGAGGGTCGTCTCTCGGAAGTTCTGCAGGAGTATGACGAGTCGTACAATCGCGCTTATTCATCATGGGGTGAATGGATACTTGAAGCGGATGACGACATGTCATTTTACCTTGGCGATCAATGGTCAGCAGCAGATAAATCATATTTAGATGCGAACAAACGGGCGCGTCTTGTCTTCAACAAAATACGACGCATTCTGAAAATGATCGAGGGGTACGAAAGACGGACCCGAATGTCATTGATATGTAATGCTCAAGGCACTGAAGACGAACAACTTATGAGTCAATATACTAATATGCTTATATGGCAAATGAATATTGCCAAGATGCATATGACCATGAGTGAAGCGTTTTCTGGAGCACTGAAGACCGGCATGAACTTGGTGCAGCTCGCCATGCAGTATGATGACGACCCGTTGTCTGGTGATATGACGTTGGGTCGGCTCGCCCACAACCAGTATCTTATCGATCCACGCTTTACAAAACGAGACTTGTCAGACGCGGAATACATCATACAAAGACGTCATATGTCAAAAGAGGCAGTAAAATTGCTGTTGCCATGGCGTTCTGAAGAGATCGAGCATTTACGTTTTGGTGGTCATGACGAGAAATTCCCATTTATGCCAATAAACAGAGAGTGGCGAGGTAAAGACGTACTGCGCTTTGATGAATTCTGGATACGTCGTTCTGAAGAGATACAAGTTCTTATCGACATGGAGTCTGGTCAGATGCAACCATGGACTGGTTCTGAACAGATACTGAATCAAATGTTAGCACTTAGCCCACGCGAACGCTTTCAGCTTGGATTACCACCCGACCTAAAGCTTATAAAGCAGCGCAAAAAGACAATGGAACTTAATGTTCTTGTCGAGCGCCAGTTAATGTACTCAGGTCCGGACCCGTGGGGTCTTGATGACTTTCCGCACATACCGATTATAACGTTTTGGGACCCTGAGTATTCTGCAATAAATTCTGGACAATCGTACGCACTGAAGATGCAGGGTGTCATTCGATCGTTGCGTGACTCCCAGACGGAGATCAACAAACGCCGTTCAAAGGCCCTGGATATAATGGACTCTTCGGTACACAGCGGCTGGAAGGTGCGCGAAAACTCCGTTGTCAACAGGAACGATCTTTATCGCTCCGGGAACAATGCGGTGGTTTGGGTTAAAAAGGGCGCTCAGATGGATGACGTCCAAAAAATACCACCGTCAGAAATACCCGTAACACTTCTGGCGATGACGGAGTTATTCGACAAAGATCTGATGGAGATTTCCGGGGCGACCCAAGAACTTATGGGTATACCGGACAACGATTCAACACCGATATCAGGAGCGCTCGCAAAAGTAAGACAGGGCGCCGCTCTTACAATACTACAAGACATATTCGACAACTACAGATTTTCTCAAGAACAGCTTGGCAAGAAAATAATAAAGATGCTCCAGGTCAACTACCATCCATCTAAGATAGAGCGTGTTACGAACGAAAAAATGCACGAGAAATTCAAAGATCTTTCAACGACAAAATTCGACATACAGATCGAGGAGTCATTGGAGACACCGGCACAAAAGAACTTGTTTTACATGCAACTGCTGCAAGCGCGGCAGATGGGTATCAACATTCCGGACTCTCTGTTGATTGAATCAATGCCAATCCAAAACAAGGACAAGATATATGAAGCCCTTAAACAGCAAGAAGAACAAGCGGCTCAACAAGCTCAGATCGAAGCTAAACAGCGTGAGACAATCAACGAGCTGTCTCAAGCAAAGATTGTGTCAGACGTTGGTCTCGGAGTGGAGCGTCTTGCAAGGAGCCGTGCGGATATTGCGTTGGCTAGGGAGCGAGTTTCTGAGAGCCAGCAAAACCAAGCTGACGCAGTGCTATCTCGCGTTAAAGCAGTGGTTGAAATGGCGCAGCTAGAGGACGACCAGAAGCTGAAGTGGATGGCGTTCTTACATCAAAGGGAACTGGATCTTCATCAATCAGCACAGGTAGACATTGCTCAAGACAATTCCGAGCAAGGCAAGGTAACTGCTGCTGGTATGTCAATTGTTAAACCACAACCGATGGGAGCAAGGTAATGGTTATACAACTAGGCGAACTAAGAGACGCGATGAACGACGGTGAAGAGAAACAGGTCTCGGCGATCATAGACAAGTATGCCGACAAAAGCAGTTATTATTTGCTGAAATATTCGAACTGGGAGGGCCAGTACTCAAGCGTTCTGCGCACCAAGTACACACTCCAATCGAAGAAACCACCAATACCATTATTGGGAACAAAATTATGGCTCATAGACAACAGAGCCGGAACAATCACTCTTGAATGGGAATTGCCAATGGATGTTAAAGATGCGCATCTTTTCTCCAGTGGTGAAGTCATTCAAAATTGCTTTGATTCTGCGAATAATCATGGTTTCGCAGTTTCAAACGCCTGACTTGCCATACGCGAGAGCAGGTGCCCACCCACCATGTGTGGACTGGGTCTGGGGCGTGGGTACAAACCACAGCCCTCTTGACTGTATAGCGGCTCGTCACCGTACCCAGAGCAAGGATGCAAAGGGAAACCGTCGCCGGGTTTCGGGCGTTAAACAAATCACAAGGATGTGAACATGAATCCAGAAATGGCAAACGAGGCAGTAACGCAAGAGGCTGACGCCGGGTCTCACGAAAGCCAACCTCAAACAAACCAGGCAGCTGACCAGAATTGGAAGGCAGTCAGGGAGGAGCTTTCATCTTACAAAACCAAGATCAACAATCTTGAGCAACAGAATCAGCATCTTCAATCCGCATATCAAAATGCAAACCAACCGCAGCAACCTCAGCAGTCTGATGATGACATCATGACTGTCGGTGAGTTCCGTCGGGCATTGGCGGAAAAGGAAGCAGTCATCCAACAACAGCTTGCCGAAACACGGACTCGTTCCATGTATTCGGACTACAACGACGTTGTTAACGAAGATAACTTTCGACAGTTGAAGGAGCAGTATCCTGGCTTGGGAGACGCGATCATGACGAGTAAGAACCCAAACCTTTTAGCGTATGCCATCGGACGTAGTTCTGATTCATACCAGCAACGCTCTGCGCAAAAACAGGAGTCAGTCCAAAACGCTGAACAGATAATGGCCAATGCTCAAAAGCCCGGCAGTATCAGTAACAGCATGACTGGAGGCTCAACTATATCACGTGCAGAACAATATGCAGGTATGTCGGATCAGGAATTCGAACAGAAAGTGGTCTCCGTGAAAAGGTCTGGTAACTGGACCTATTAAAGGAGTTCTAAATGAGCACCACCACCACTACACAAGTATCGAGTGCGGTTGGTACCTATTACGACAGACTCTTGCTGACGCGTGCGAAGCCATATCTGATTCACACGCTATTTGCACAGAGACGGAACCTGCCTAAAAAGGCTGGTACAACTATCAAGTTCCGTAGGTATTCTGCATTATCGACAGCAACGACCCCAATTTCTGAAGGGGTGACACCAAGTGGTAGCCAATTGGCTGTTACTGATATTACTGCAATAATTAACCAGTATGGCGACTTTGTGGAAGTCACTGACGTTGTTGACCTTACGGTCGAAGACGCAGTAATCACAGAATCTGTTGAAGTGCTTGGACAGCAAATGGGAGAAACTATTGACGAAATAGTTCGTGATATTCTCTCGGCCAACGCCTCTAGTACTAACGCCACGGGCGGAGACAACGGTCTGACGCCTACTGAGATTACAAAGTCAGACATCGATACCGTCATCAAGACAATGATGGGTAACAACGCTCTGATGATTAGTGATGTTATTACTGCATCTACTGGTATTTCCACTACACCAATCGCACCAACGTACTTCGGGCTGTGCGATACGGATATGACAAAAGACATTGCTGCTGTAGCTAACTACGTTTCTCCAGAGAACTACGGTCAACAGACCACAATTCTTGAAGCGGAATGGGGAGCTACTGGCCGCGTAAGATGGTTGACATCTTCTGTTGGTAAAGCAACGTCCGAGAGTCCTGTCCAATACCAAACACGAACAATAATCAAGGCGTTTGGTTCTGGCGGGACATCTGATCCGCTCGACCAGCGTGCAACAGTTGGCTGGAAGATGTTCTTCGTGAGCAGAATCTTGAACGACAACTTTTTGCACACGCTTGAAACAACACTTGACACATAGGAGGCCATTATGAGTAGCGGTACATATCGTCCATACATCTACATCGGCCACTTTCAGTCGGCAGGTAGTGCAGTAACCATCGACTTGTCGGATTGTCCTGACGGAGATCCTGAGATGGCTATGGTCTGGAATGAAACGAAATTTGCGACAGATGCAACCAACATGATTGGCTTTTGGACATCGGGATATGCAGCGGGTGACGCAAGCATAATTCTTAACGAAGCTGATGCTGGTATTGGTGTTGTTGAGACTACAAACGGTCTTACAGCAACACAATCTGTTTCATATTCAAGCAACACCGTAACGACTACAAAGACTCTTACCGTCGGAACTGCACTTGCGGGTGCTAACGACGACGAAGTTCACTTTGTAATCATATGGGGTAACAAATTCGCTGACTTGGGAGACCAAGCATAGTGTAAATAGCGCCCCTGCTTACGTGGGGGCGCGCTTAACTTAAGGAGAAGTTATGGCTGGACAAGGAAGACCACCAAAAGCGACACCAACGGAAGACATTAAAACCGTTGGAGAAGACGTCCAAAAGACGAAGGAACAG